CCGGGCTTTGCTTTCTTAGCTTCAATGCTGTGTGACGGGGATCTATAGCCAGAAGTAATGTAGAACGGGAACCCGCAAGCCTCTCTAAGTTCATCTAGCCTGTGTATAAACTCAGGTGACATCTCATTCTCGCCGGTCTCTTGGCAGTCGAAATCTTCTGTTTTGAAATACTTATACTCGCTCATCTTATTTCCGCGTCTTCTCAAATGATCTCATAGCGCCCAAACCGAGCATCCCCATTAAAACAGGCATCATGGTTTCTAGCGGCACTAGCGGTATGACAATGTCATACCCAATAAGAGCCAATACAAAGTTAGAGAATGGTATTGTGATAAAGTTCCCAAACATTCCAAGCCCACATGTCCATCCAATAAAGGGACGCCATCCAGACACAAACAGATTTGTGCTAGCCGCCTCAACCTTGTTGATTTCCATTTGGCCTTTGGCTAACTCAAGAGCTTGTTTCGATGCAAGTGTCGATATTTCGTGGGCCAAGGCAGCAGCCTTATCCTTGTCCTTGATGACCTTGCCAAGCAGCCCACTTACAGGGCCGATTAAACTGGCTACTACACTCATGGGCGCTCCTATAAAACCGCTGCAATTGGCACGATGCGTTCAAACTCACCGCGCCCAATCAATGCTTCAATCATTTCAAACGTCGGCCCTAGCAATGCAGCTAGTCCAGCGTCAGTACCGTTCCACTCACTGCTGCGGTGGGCCATAGAAACGATTGCCAAAGGCCCGTAGACACCCGTCTTATCTATTGCTTCACTGAGATAAGTGCCCCAGTCCATTGAGTCTGTGCGGAAGTAGTCCTTGTCACTTTGCCCAAGCGTAAATACAGCTGCTGCACCAGTCTTCGCATACTCACGCAGCTCCATACCTGCCATAGCGAGTGGCAGTAACGCCACTGCCGACAGCGCTAAGATACCTGTAGCGGCTGCAATACGTGCTCCGCCTTCGCCTTCACCTAAACGAGTCACCGCCTCTCGACGAATACCGCCTATGATCTTGGTATAGAAAGCATAGAAGTAAGATTTTAGCTGCCATACCAATGCCCAGCGTGGATCAGATGCCCATATAGGCCGCTCTGCTGCATTAGGCCGTAGGATGGAACTCTCTACAAACTTCTGAATAGCAAACTTAACTGCCCTACCTTCTGGTGTAGTTAGATCTCTGCCGCCCTTATCCCATGCAAAAACCTGCTCTGGTGTAACGCCCAAGTCCTTTAAGTATCTTGCTGATCTATCGTTGCCAGCTTCATTGCTTGCGTGACGCAATAAGAACTGCACAGCCATACCTGTGGCAAAAGATCGGGTAAAGTTAGTGAACCACTCTAGTCCGGTATATTTAAAGAAACCGTCTGTCCACGCTCTTGACGACTCGTCCATAAACTCGCGTTCTGTAACGCTAATCCACGAGTTCGACACAGCGCCGTCTTGCACAATACCGATGTCTTCTGCTAGCTGACGCGCTTCAAGCTGCGACATACCGCCTTCTTTAATCTGCCTAAAGGCCATCTCAAACCCGTTCATCTCTTTGGAGAATATGATTGGGCCAGCTAGCTCAGGCAGAGAACCAATAGTCGCCAAAGGTAAAAGCAGTGTGTATGACGCTGCTAATAATCGACTCTGCCACTTACGCCTCTCTACAGACATTGGCTCATAGCCGTAGCCTAAGTAACTATTAATAATATCTTTGGCGTAGCTCGCCTCTTTTGGCGGTAACTCTTTTAGCATGGGGTCTAAACGACTGTTACCAGTCACAGTCTTAGTAGAGCGGTTCCACTCAACGCGTTTCACTAACTGCTTTTTATAAGTCCTGAAGGCATCAGAAGGCGGAACTAAGAACCCATTTGCCGCAAGTACGTCTCTGGTTATACCGGCAGTCAGCGACCTTTCTTGCTCTCGCCCTTCGTTAGGGTCCAAAGCTTCACTAACTATTAAGTCGCCATTGGTCACAACTTCTTGATACTTCACTATACGATTAACAGCTTTGTTAACGCGTTGTTCTAAAGTGTTCTGGTTCCTAGAAGCTTGCGTAGCCTGACTAATCAAAAGCGCCTTAAACTCTTCAGGTCTACCAGCAACTTCAGCTAGGTTTAGTACCGTTGGGAAATAGTTCTGTTGGAAATTAATCTTGTTTTCTGCGGAGTAATTCGCCTGCATAGGTTCAACGTAGTTCCTGTGCATGTCTTCCAAGAAGCCGCGAATCCGTTTTGCTAACTCGTTGTTTAAATCAGCAGTAGCCGATTCACTAGCAGCCACTTCCATAGCTGCTATTACTTCAGGCGAATCTAGTGGGCCAACAGCTTTTTCAAAGGCAACTTCAAACTCACGGTTTTGAATGTCTGATTCCTGTATGAACCCCATTCTGGAACCGCGAGCACTCTGCCCCGCTTCCACGTAAAACATATCTGCGATACGAGAGTTAATGCTGCGTAGATTCTTATTAGCGGTAAAGAAAACATGGCGCAATGGTTTAGCCAACCTAATGGCTTCTTTAACAGTGCCGACAGTTTTTCGCTTCAATGCGTCGCCAAGCTCTTTGGCCCCAGCAGTTAACGCTACTTCATCTGAAATAGCTCGCACCAAGACTTTCTTCTCAAAGGTTGGGTAGGTAGCTATCTGAGCCGCATCAGTTACTTGACCGCGCATATTGCGTAAGTTTGCTGCTACAACGCTTCGTATGAATTCATCTACATCTATGTTTACCTCACCGCCGAATCGCTTACGAAGAGAACTTCTTACCGCTCTCCACATTTGTGTAAGTTTATCTGCGATTTTCTTAAACACCGAAGATTCTAAGTTTCTTTGTCTCTCGCCTTTGTAATTTTTGTCAGCCCATTTCGCTACGTTGTCTGCAAACCACTCTTCAAAACCATGTGGGCCGTTATACGCCTTTACAGAGCGATCTCTGCTTTGGAAAGACTTCCACATTTTTTTGTAAATTGGCTTCTGTACTAACCCATTTAGTTCTTCTTGGAATAGCGCATGGCCTAACTCGTGGGCCGCAACTAACGTGGCTTCGTAGTCATTGGTCGCTGACACATCGTCTATTAATATGAAGTGGGCGTTTTTGTAAGTAATAGACCGACCCAATGCGCTTGGGTTATCTCTTAACTCCCTAGCGATCTTGATGAAATGCGCAGCTACATTTGGATCGCCAAACTTGGCTGCAATCTGCGTTTGGTTTAATCCCTGTAGTTGCGAAATCGCTACTAAGGCGATAGGCATTTTTAATTGCAGTGTTTGAGTCGCTGATTTAATTGCAGCGGATATTAATTTCGCTGGCTCGCCAAATGGAAACGTAACGGCGGTGCCCATAAGCTTGTACTGTGGCGCGGGTACCCCGGAAACTGGTTTTGTCAGAACGCTGTAATTGGCATACGGTACATCTTCGTCGCTTTCGACTCGATTTGGATCTGGGTTGTCTGTATTGCCGCCTGGGTTATTAGCAAAATCTGGGCGGTCTACAAAACCTTCTTCTGCTAATTCTTGTTGTTCTCGCGCTCTATTAAAGTCATCCATCATTGACTGTTGTTGTTCTGTGCGAAGAAACGGAAATCTTTCAGCCCTTTCAGACATAAACGGCTTACTTATCGCTTGCTGCTCTTCAGTACGTCCTTCTAAATTTTCTTTTTGCTCCTGTTGAAAATTAGCTGCGTCTTTTGGATCTTGAGTCTTTTTAAGGTTCTTTGATAAGACCTTACGTAATTTAATCTTTTCGCCAGTGCGACTGTCTATGCCAGCAGGCGTGTTTAGTATTGGCTGCAAGTATGCTGGGGGAAGCGGTGCATCTGGGGCATTGTCCCGTATTACGCGCTTCAGTTCTGGTAGGCCAGCACTTATTTGTTCAGCGGTAGGGAAGTCAGAGTTCTCTAAATACCAAACAGATACCTTTTGATGGTGCAAAGCCAGCTCATTCAGTATCGAACTACCTTCTTGTCTTAACTGCTTGCCTGATTTTGCGGGTTTCACGGCTTGAGTAGTTGTAATATCTACTTGTCTATTGCCGTTCTTCCCTTGGGCATTTACAAAGACTTTATAGCCGCGCCCAATCAACTCGTTAATCATTTCTAAAAACGCATCTGCATCCGAACCGGCGGTGTAATCTTGTTGCAAGCGAGTCGCTAACAAACGCCTACCAGCATTTGCCACATCGACTAAATTGATAGGTCGGCGCTCACCAGTCATTAACCCCTGTTGCCGTGTGTCGGGGTCATACTCCGCTAGCGGCATTTCAATAGAAAACCCACTGGTCTTGGCATACTGACTAGAAGTAGCTAATCCTACTTCAGCGGCAAGAAATTCTTCCAATGAAAGTAGCTGTTCATCGACGGGGACTTTTACTTTTTCGCCCGTTTCTGGGTTGGTTATAGTTTTCGTTTTACGAGATTGGTGGCGAAAAAGGTCTATTTCAGAGGAAAAAACTTTTACGCCATAAGTGGCAACTTCTGTTGTTTCGTTAGTTCTGCTATCCCAACGCCTTTCGGTTGCGCGACGAGAAGGTGGCTCTATTTCTATTTCTTTGCCAGCCTTACGGAGCCTGACTAAGCCTTGCAGCATAAACGGTGACATTCGCTGCCAATAGCCACCGTCATTAAAGTCCGGTGTGTATACTCCTTTAAAAGCCTCTTGGAATTCTTGCCTCGCTTTCGGCCCGTTTGCGTATTCACGTATAACACCGTCCGCATCCAACGGTACTTCTGCATAGCTGCGCTCTGCGGTTAACTGTGCGCTTTGTTCACTTACGCCAGAAAAAGGATCAGCGACATCGTTCTCAATGCCCGTTTCGAAATCTACATCTGTATCTGGATCAGGCCCATCAGAATCCACTTCAAGGACACTGCCTGAGTTAGGTTCAGTTGCTGTAAATTCGCCTCGCAAAGCGTCAACGATGTCTTGTCGGCCTTGTGGGTCAGCTTCTTGATACTGCTCATTTAACGCCTGCAACCTTTCGTTTTCGGGTTCTGCTGTTGCCAGCGCATCTATCCGCTGCCCTATCGCTTCTCTTTCTGCGGCTTCTTCCGCTTCTACGCGTGTGGTGGCATTAGCTTGCCCAACAAAACGAATTTTATCTCTTCGCTTTTGAAGACGTATTTGTTTTTTACGGTCGCGGTCTTCTTTTAGGGAGGCAGTTACAGCCTTGGGTTTTACAACCGTTCTGGGGTTGTCAGGTACAACTGCATCGAGCCAGTCCACTGCTTTAGTAGTCGCAGCGACTTTTCTGTCCAAAACTCTACGCCCTTGAGTTGATTGGTTTTGCCTTTGCCTTTGCTCAAAGTCTTTTTTTGCTGCGGCTCTTCGCGCGGCAGCTTCTTGTGGAGACAGGTTTTCAAACTGCTTTTGCCCCGCCAATGAGGGTGAGTTATCAAAACTCTCCCCGCCGACAGATCGATTAGTTTGTCCCGTATCAGGGTCAACATTCATATCCCGAACAATAGGTTCATTGCCAAGAATCTCATTTATCTTGTCTTGGGCTTCTTGTCTCTGGGCTTCAGTACCTTCTGCGGCTACGTTTGAGTAGACCTCTAAAGCAGAGTCTACATCGCCCTCGGCAACCAGAGAGTCAGCTAACGACAACTTGTCTGCAACTTGCGACTCCTGCTCAAAAGAATAATCAGCAAAATTTTCAGTTTGGTCTTCTACAACGTCTTCTACTACAGGTGCTGCCTCGGCTTGCACTTTCTCCTGCCGATTGAGTACCGCTTCTTCTGCACCTATGACTCTAATAGAACCGCCTTCGGGCATCTGTTTCTGCAGCGCAATCATCGCGTCGGCTTCACCGGCTTCGTTAGTTGCTTGCTCAGTAATGATTCGGCCTTGAGCGTCCATCACCTGAACAGCGCGGTCTGCATCTCCAGGCTTTGTACCGCTGTAACCTAACGCCGCAGCAAGTACGTCTTCAGAGGCTTTGTCATTGCGGACACCTTCCACTACGTCGTAATACGGAGAAATAATAGTGCCGCGCCCGGCGATGTAGGAAACGAAGACTTTCTCGCCGTTTATAATCTTGACGCTTATGTCGCCATTTGGTTTTGCGTCATAAACAGGTTCAGGGCTTTCTACCCATACCGCCGCTTTAGCGTTACCACTATCTGACATTGCCTCCAGCTGCGCTTTCAAATCGCTTTGCGGTTCTGCGTTTGTAAACTGTGTGTCACCGTCAGCAAAGCTTTCTTCGTTAGCAGTAATATCGGTAATCGCTTGCTTACCCTGATCGAGCAGATCTCTTGATTTCTGCTTTACTGAATCTGGGATGCTTACGTTTCTAAGCTCACGTATACCGCCAGCGGCAGTAGAACCAGCGCCGGAGAAAGCACCGCCACCAAAGAACGCGGCAAATGCCGACTCGCCCAAACGCATCTGGGCATCTTGCGCCGTGAAATTTTCGTCCATTTGAGCACGGTTGAGTACCGACAAACCTTCTTGGGCTACTTCCGTGGTCGCCTCAATTGCGCCGCCGCGTAGGAAACCTGTACCCAAGTCTTGCGCCAACCTACCCATTACTGTTTTGGCATTACCGCCAGACATCTTCTTGGCTCGATTACCGATCAGTTTAAGTAGGGCTACTTCGCCGCCAACTCCGATAGCTGCTTGTGGTACACCTAGGGCTGCAGCTCTGAAAGCAACCATTGGATCATTCGGGTCTTCTCCAGAATCTATTGCCTCTGAGAAATTTGAACCTGACATGGGGGCAAACTCAGAAGCCCCAGCGCCTGCATACGCCCCATAACGTGCTCGCTTAGCCAATCCCCAAGTAGCTTCTGCTATATCTTTTTCATCAGGTGAGGCTATGCCTTTGGCAGTCTTCTCAAGAGAGTCTCTTACAATACGTTTCGCAGCAAGCTTGCTGCCTTCTGCCGCTATTTTCGCGCCGACACCGGCTGCTGCGCCAAACCCCGCACTCAAAACAGATGAGATTGCAAACGGTACTAATTGAGCTGTGCCTTTTGTAACCTGCGTAACAAAGCCATCGAAGGTTGGTTCTTCGATGAATTCATCAAATTGCTGTAAACCTTTTAGCGCGTCAGCTGCTAGTCCTTCCTGATAACTTGCCTCTCTGACGTTGCGTTTTACGCCTTCCTCATCTCCAACGACGCTGCTTGCAAGGGCTTGTAAGTAATTTAAGTCCGCGCCCATGCCTCTTGCACCGGCTCTCATGCCCCGTGCAAAAGTTTCGCCTACGCCGATAGTTTCTTCTTCTGGCGTATAGACAGGGTTTCTTACAGCCCCCGCCATATTAACTTTTGGGTTCCGTAGATTATCGAGAATGGATGTTATCGACCCGTTATCAATATCCTGTTCAGCCATTGGATGAGTTACCTCTAACCTTTTCTAAAATTTGTTCAGTCATTTCTGAATCAATTTTCATCAGCTCAGCAATCGATATACCTTCACCAACTTTTTCTAGTCGCCCAGATGAGTTAGGTTCTTGATAGAAAATATACGTGCCGTCAGATGTTAGGTTGTTCAGCTCTCCCCTAGGAGAACCTGAGAAGCCTTCATTAAAGACACTTGATAAAGTTTCAATGAACCCGACACCTTCTCCAGACTTGCCCATCGCTTGCAGGGCTAAACTTAATAACTGAGATTTTGCGACTCTGTATTTTTCTGCATCTTGCGCAGAATTAGCGTCCAGCGATAACCTAGTTAGCCGTCGGATATCCTGCTGAAGAAGCCTTTTGACTGACCGAGAGTCGCTCGCTAACTCATTATTGTCGTCGTACATGTAACCAGTAACGTCGCTTACAATTTTACTTATACCCTTAGTGGTAGCGCTGGCTTCGGTTTTTGCGTCATTTCTTAAATTGCGCTCGTACTCAAGCCAGCCGCGTTCGCTATTGGAGCCTGATATATCGCTGTTTTTCGCTGCGATGCGGTTATCTATGATTTCATTCGGAGTCATGGTTAGCGTCCCACCATCTTCGATATTTCGCATGGCTTTTGTTATGTTTTGTGCTTGAGCATCGCTAGGTGCAAACATTCTAAGTACAGAAAGGCTAAGGATTTTATCTAGCTTGGATGTCTTAGCCTTGTAGATATCATCGATGGTCTTTATGCCTTCGCTTTCTAACTTCTCAGCAAGACTTTTCGCTTCCGCCTGTGAAATCTTCAGAGAGCCGTCAGCAATCATTGTGTTGATTTCTTCTACAGACTTGCCCGCTACAACCTTTCTATAGTCAGGGGCAGCTTCAGATGCTGGCGACGGTAACTCGTCGCTAGAATTTTCGATCAAAAATTCGTTTGCCTCAGTATTTGAGTTCTGCATACTGCCAGCCTTCAAATTGTCTTTGATAGCGTCCATACGCGCTTTTTGTTTAGGCGTTAGCTCTTGTGTTTCGGCTATCTTTTCTAGTCTATCAAGTTGTTTTTGTTGAGCGACCATTTTGGCTTTTGTATCTGAGTCTTTATCTACAAATCCAGTTTCTATTTCACTAAACGACTTATTAAGATCGTCCATAGTAACTGCTGGTTTTGCTGCTTGTTCCGCTTCAACTCGACGCAAGTTTGTATCTTTTTCTGTGGGCGTAAATTCCTCTAATGGGCCAGCAAAACCTAAGCCTTTACCAAAATCACTTGTGCGTGCGCGTTCAAACACATCTGTAGCTATGTCCCCAAGCCCTTCAACCTTGTCTTGAACATATGCGCCTACACCTTTGGCTGTCCCAGCGACATCTCTGCTTACGAATCGCCTATTGTTAAGTGTTTCCAGAACTTGTTCTTTCTCACTGTTCGACAGTCCTGCCCATTTCTCTTTTGTGATTCCAAGTTTGATTAACTCGTCGCGTGTGACTGGCCCTTCATAAGTATCTTCTCGCCCTACAGGATCGGCTATCCGAGATGATGCGTTACGAGCTATCTCTTCAGCTAGTTCAAGTGCTTCTTCTCTTTCTGCTGCTGGCACATCAGGTTCGCCAGATTTAGACAGTAGAGAAACAGCATCTCTGAAAGCTTCTTGATCTGCCTGTTGCAAAGCGTCTAGTACTGCCAATTCTCTTTCTACGTAAGCGCCTGTCGCTCCCATTTGAGCAATAGCTGCCTCTTTGTCAGAACCTAAGTTTGATAACACAGTAGTGCGATGAAAAAGATTAAGCATCCCGTTAATATCAGATAACGGAACCTGAATAACTTCGGAGTTGTCGTTGCTTTTACCATCATAAGTGGCAGCGCCATCTTCCCCTTGGGCATTTATTGTTTTTAGAGAGAATAACTGAGTGTCGTTGTCGTAAGTAATCTGATCAGCTTTTACACCTTTACCAAAAACTCCGCGCTGCTCTAGCATGTTGAACGTATACTGTTTAGCTATCTCATCATTCTGTGCTAATTTCTTTGTTAGCTGACCCGTAACTTTTGTAGGGTCACTTTGGTCAATATAATTTTCTCTGTAAGCTAAATTAAAGGTGTCGTTGTAAGAACGCTGTGTCTCCCCCCGCCTTGCATCGCCTTCTTGAATACGTAAGGCTCTCTCTGCTCGATCATCAGCTTTTACAGCCAGTCTGCGATTGGTCTGCCTATCTTGGTAACCTGTAGCGTCTGGTGCTAAAAAACCCTCTAAAAGTCCCATACTGAGTCCCTATAAAAATACTGCGGCAAGAATCGCAGTGGATGCCAAACTACCGACAGTGGAATATGTTTGCGCCTTCGACTGTGCTTTAGCATTGTCGTAAGCCCGCCTACGAGAGTTGGCATTAGCCGCTTCACTGCCTAGCTGAGACAGCGATGATCTATTTACGCCTTGGCCTATGTTGATCAAGTCAGACAGTAGCCTTTGATTGTTTTCAGTCTGCGCTATACGCGCATCGGCTACAGACTGTATTGAGCCAAGGGTGCCTTGTCGCTGTAGGCCGCGCTCTTGTTGTTGAAGCTGTGCAGGTGTTAGTTGAGTACCGTAACGGGATACGTTACGAGCTGCCGACTGCCTCATAATATCTGGAGCTGCGGCTGAATCTTCTCTCGCCGCATCAATTAAGCTGGTGTCCGTCTGCGACTTATTGATTAGCTCTTCTTCAAAGCCTCGATATTTTTTTACGTAGTCAAGGTAGTCCCCGCGTGTAATCGCAGCGTAAGCGGCTTCTGGATCTTTAACTTCAGGTAACGCGCCTGCTTGCGGGTTGCTTATACCGAATTCAGATAGTCTACCTTCGTACATATCTAGTACCCCGCCGCCCGTGCGTCATCGTAAGCACTATTCGCACGATTGAAAAAACCACCTAATTTAGAATCGGGATTTAGCTCTCCATATTTTTGCGTAGCTGCCCTAGCCACTTTTCCAGCGGCTGTCATCTTGGCGCTTCTAACTGCGTTATTGTTTTTCGCTCTGTTCAATGCGTCACTGGTGGCTAACCTAGAAGCTTGTGCCATACCTGTTTGAGCATCCGCTGCCTGACCACGAGCCGTGCCTAACACGCCTGTTTGCATTGTGTTTTTAATATCACCGGCGCTTTTTTCTGCAATTCCTAGCTGGCCCAGAAGTGCATTAGACGCAAGACCCGCATTGCCTGTACGTTGCGTATTTGCAAAACTAGGATCTGCGGTAAGCGCTTGCATTGTGTCAGCGTTAGCTCTACGTCGAAGATTTAAGCGGTTATCATCAGAGCGAGACTGGTCGCGCATATTTCGTAGGAGCGGGTCGTACTTCTGCTTAAAGTAATTACGCTCTGCCATAGCTACAGACGCGGAAGTCTTCTCAGCTTCGCTTGCTTGATAGTCTTGCTTCTTTGGTTTACTACCCATCTCTACACCTCTAATCGATACACTACGGTGTCTACTTGCCACCCAGCGCTTACTAAAATTTGTCTCATCTCAGGGAGCGGCGTTCTTACTTCAACGGCTTCCCAGCCCATGTCTCTGGCTAGCTTTTGAAAAAAGGGGTAGTACATAAGTACGTTCTTGTTTCCGCGCTTATGAGACCAAGCCAACCAAATCAAAAGTGTTTTATTACCTGTAAACTCATCTACCTCAGTAGTAGAAATTACAAATCCTTCTGGGGCTTTCCAGTAAACCGCTTCGCCAGATACCACTGCCGCATAAACGTCTTCTGCTCTAAAAGACAATTGCGGGTAATCCTGTATAAGCCTCTGTATAGCAACACCGACGCTATCCCAGTCTTGACGAATATCACCAACAACTGGTTCAGGCGCTCCTTCATCTTCTCTTTGAGTACCCAGTATCCGTAATCCTGTAGATGCCGCCTGCTCCGCCATACCTAACCTTCCTAGCTACTCTTGTTTCTTTTTGTAATGCACGCCCTTCCGCAACTGCTAAGCCTTCTAAGAACAAAGAGCCGTATACTTGAGCGCCTGGATAATCCGTCCATTCACGACCGGGGATACGAAGTAATCGATACAGCGCACCGTTAACTATGGTGTCGCGGTAATCATTCATTACATCGTCGTCGCACCCACTAGACCTATACGTCGGCTTGAGCACAACGCGTAACAATATGCTGTCAACTTCGGTGGCACTTGGAACGGGTACTAAATGAAACAGAGAGGAGGACTGTTTGACAAAGTACTCCGGTGTACCTTGGTACCCTTCTAGCCGCCACTTAGGTTTACGTTGCTCAATCAAAGCTGTAGTTGAAGCCTCAAGATCTACACCGTTATAAGTCACCCAAATAATTTCATGCACCGCTGTACCCGAAGGTGCTTCTAGGTCGTACTCATACAGGTTCTTTACGGTTGTGATTGGGTCTAGTTCAGCTTGATATACTTTTGACTTCTCACACAGCTCGATTACAGCGGCACGGATATTTTGCTCAATGAGCGTATCTGTGCAGCTTGGCACCATTGGGATGATCTCGGATAAAAGCGACTCGTAAGCAGCCATCTATTAGCCTCTAACTTGTTGAGGGAGAATACTTGTCTGTCTATTTGAATCTACGTTTGGCGAAGTGATCGCGTCTATCTGCGCTTTGCCAGTTACGGAAGCTATAAACAAATTGTAGTGCGTGCTTGCTCGCTGGTTATTACCTGCGTACTCAGCGTCCTTCGTATAAGCGCGGAAAAGCACGTAGTCCATCACAGCGTTGGCAAATATGTCTGGGATGCTTAGGTTATCTGCCTGCGCCACCGTTGATGGATTAGAGGAATAAATAATCTCTATGAAAGAATTACCGGCAACGCCGGGATAGACATAAAAGTTACGTGGGTTCTGCTCGTCATAGATATAGTGCTTTATAACGGCAGTATGTGCAGCGTCTCCAGATACAGTTGGGTCGTGCCAATCTGGAGTTTGAGCATCTAACACTTCACGGGACACAAGTCTCACTGATCTCTTGCCAGTGCCACCGGAGGCTGCTGACATGTTTCTTACAACACGGAGAAGCCTGTTACCCGCAGCGGGTATCTCTTGCTTTGTACCTGTAGCTAAAGTTACGGTAGCGTTTACAGCACTTGCATCTGGTTTGATCAAAGCAATCTCGCGCTGCGCATCGTTTACAAACAGAACTAATTCAGTAACAACAGGCCATCGAATACCCGTGGTGTCCTGTAATATTGTTTGAACGCGATCAATAACGCTCTGTACAGTAACTGTCATATCAGCCTCTAACTATTAAGGGCTTCTTCCCACGCTGCTTCTCGCTCGCTGGTAGAAACCGTGCGGCCTATGGCCTTATTGACGACGTTAGCCTTTGGGCTACCATCCGTTTTAAAGTTAACTGGATCACCTCCTTCTATAAGAGCTTCCATAACTGAAACCAGCTCTGCTGATGGGGTGTTTTCTTCTGGGGGTATATCTTCCCCGTAGTAAGTACCTCTACCTTCGGCAGATTCTTCGACAGGTTGCTCTTCTACAACCTCGTTTGTTTTGCTTTCGGACACCAACTTAGCGCCCATCTGCATTGCAATTAATCCTATTTCGTCAGCACACTCGACCGCTTCGTTTGCAGTAAGTACAAACACGCCGCCTGACAGAGTGGCTACCCGAATATCTTCTTTAGAAACAACCTTCATGGTTTACCTTTTATTTAGTTAAGTATTTGTTGCCGTTCCAAGTGAACGTCTTCTTAATAGCCTTACCTTCTTTTTTTAGCTTTTTATTTTCTGCCATTGCAGCGGCATACTTAGACCTGAAACTTTGGGCTGCTGTACTGCCCTTGGAGAAAGTTTTGTACTCTCCGCCTTTTGTCTTTTTGCTGCCTGTGACCTTACTTGCAGAAGCCGCTATGTTTTCTTTTGCTGCGGCCTTCTTGCGGAGTTCCGCTTTTGTTGAGGTCTTCGCAGGGGTCTTAGAAGCTGTCGCCTTTGGTCTACCTTTAGGTGTTTTTTCCACACTTGCGTAGGCTGAAGCTGATGGACGGCTTCTTGTGGAAGCTTTTGCTGCCGCTCTACGCGCTGCTGGGCTATTGGAACCCGCTTTACGTTGGGACGTAGTTTGCTTCTTTACCTTTTCGTCTCGTTTCTTACGACCAAAACCAAACATATAACTCTCCAAAAAAAGACCCCCTCCTGAGAGGGGGTCAAGCCGCTTATACAGCGGTATCTAGCGCGATTACACCGAAGTCCTGTACGTTGCCACTTACGTCGCTGTTGTACTTAGGCTTGCGTAAACCGAAGATCTTACCGATAGAAATACCAGCTTGGTTTGAGTAGTCGAAGGTGTCTTCAACAATCTCAGGGTTGCCAATATCAGCCATCGCTAGAGCTTGTGCGCCACAGAACAATGCACGAGCACCGTCTACGTTTGCACCGGCGCCCCACTTGTAGCCAGCAGCGCCAGCGTTACCTGATGCACCACTTGTAGCGCCTGATGTGTTAAACACATGGCGGAACTCGTGGATCATCACGCCGTCTACCATCAAGCTGCTTGAACCTGAGAACAGGCTGTTAGCTTGACCGCGAACACCAGCGTTACGAACGTTAGCTAGGAATGAAGCATCTAACTTCAAAGCAGCCATTTGCTGAGGTGTTACAAACATGTGAAAGACTTCTTCGTTACCAGCACCACGTAAACCACGGATGTAGTTGTCTTTGGCGAAGGCTTTCAAGTTGACGATACACTCGTAAGAGATCTTGTCGGCAGCAGCAACAGCGTTAGTTGCGCCAGCTACCAAACCGTCAGTCGCATCCCAGCGACGGTGACGAGCACTCGTAGGAGCAGAAACGTCTGAAGCAAACTCAAGGTCTACTAGTTCGTGACCAGCAGTTCCAGAAGTAGCTCTCAAGGCACCGTTTGTTTTGCTTGTGTAAGCAACACCAGACAGTGTTAAGAACGCCAACTGATCCATACGGTCAGCCATTGCATATGCAAGTGCGTCACGAGATTGCTCACGGAAGTTAACAACAGTCTTCTGGTCGGTCATACGTCCAGCGATGCGGTTAGCAAAGCGTAGTTGATCCAACTCGATGGTGATGTCGTAGGCGCGTAGCGCTTCTTCATTACCTTCTAAAGTGTTGTCACCAGTGATACCGTCACCAGTCATGTCAGCAAGCAACGTAATGTTTGCCTTAGTACCTTTCTGGCTCTTGGTTAGTTCAGTAATACGCTGAACCATTGCGTTCTGACCAGATCCTGCGAACTGGTTGATGAAAGACATGTTGCGTGCAACTTTCCAAAAGTCACGGCTCCACGCCTGTAGTTGATCGCCTGAAAGCGTTCCGAAGTTCGTTAAAGCCATTTTGGCCTCCAATAATAGACATATAAGTTTTGTTAGTGCATAGGCACTATTCATATAGCCGACTTATGGAGCGGCTAACCCGTTTCCCTCTATCGCGGGGAGACGAACTAGCGCTTATTAACGAGGTGCGACCTCGGAAGGTTTTACGCCTTTACAGGCGGTTTACGTTTTTAACGTGTACGACACGAACCAATCTCGCATGGTCTGGCGATTAGTGAATATTAGCATTAGTACTAAAAGTAGCAAGCTTATTTTTGCTACCATTTTACGCGATTTGCCCAATATGCTGCGGACATCTTGCCTTTGGCAATGTTCTTTCCATGCCTAGATTTAAAGCTTTTACGTTTTGCTTTCATCTTGTCTGACTCACCAGCTTTTGGCTTACCGGCGGTGCTTGCGCCCTGCTCACCAAACCGAATTGTCTTTATCTTTTCACCCTCTTTAGCCACAACAATATGTGACTTCTTAGGGTGACTGGGTGTTCGCTTCGGCTTATTAAAGCCAGAGACACCTGCTCTGGCTAACCTTGGATCTCTATCTGCCATTCTTACCTCTTATACAATGTCGCCGCGCAGCCGCTTTAACGTAGCTTCTGGCAAGGCGTTAAACTCGTCTTCGGACATAGAAGCCACATCAAGCCCTTTCTCGCCTCGATTAGCAGAGCTTTCTCCCGGCAATTCGGGGGGTTGCGCGTCAGCTGCTTTTAACTTCCTAGATACTTCAGCTCGCTTCTTAGCAACCTCGTCCGCCCGTCGAGCTGGTGCTTTACTACCGCTCAATGCAGAACCTTCATCCGCTGCCGCTTCTACCAAGTCGTAGTTTTTAACTACGAAATTAGCCGCTTTACCTAATGCTTCTACCGCACCATGCCCCTGCGTAATAAACGCATCGCGTAGATCGATTACTTCTTGAGTGTATTCAGCGTTATAAGACTCAGAGTTCTGGTCGAAAACTGGGAAGTTGACCTCCAAGTCAGTCGCAGCCGTCTGCAAAGCAGTAGCTTGCTGATTTTGATTGACCGTCTGTGTCATTTCTTGACGCATCTCGAAAGCCATCTGCTCTCGTTCTGCTTTTCTCATCTCATGGCGTAACGCTGCTGCCTTTTCTGCTTCGCCATCGAGCACTAGAGTCTGATACTCCACTTCCTTAGTGGCAAAGTCGTACTCTTCTGGCGCACTTTCGGCTACAACTTGTGCAGCTTTCATGTCGTCAAGTTGCTTCTGCAAAGCTTTTTGTTTAGATAACACTTCATCTAAACGAGACTTCGGCACCATCGGCTTTTTAGTTTTAGTCGGCGCTACTTCTTCGGGGGCTTCAGCGGCAACTTCTTCCTCTTCAGGAGTATCGCCATCCTCTTCTTCTTGGTCGCCGTCATCGGTTGTGTCATCTTCTACCTCTTCTTCTACCTCTTCTTCTTCCTCGATAACCGCTTCTGTCTCTTCGATAGCGTCCTCTTCCACTTCCTCAGCGGGTTGTTCCGCATCTTCCACCTCTTCGCCTAAACCAAAGTTAAGGTCGAACTTTTCCTGAACGGGTTCAGGAGAGTCAGCCCCAGGCATTATTATTGTTTCTCGAACTTCATTTTCGTCTGACATGGAATTTCCTATTGTGTTGGACGGGTTTTAGCGCCGGTCTGCATTGCTGTTGTAGCAATTCTCGCTGCGGCTTGGGTTTGTTGCTGATTGGTTCTAACTTCATTGGTTAGATCAGCTAGTTCTCGACGAAGCTGCAGTTCTTGCATCTTTATCTCGATCTTGGTTTGTAGTTCAGCCATGCGTAACTGTGGTTGAACGTCGGTGGTGTCCTGCACCTTAGATATGTTAATAGCAGCTTCAGAGTTAATTTTCTGAACCTCAGCCTGCAGTTTAGCCAGCTCAAGCTGCGCTTCTTGCATCTGCATCTGTTGTACCGCCATTGCCGCCTGCTGCTGCTCTGGAGTCTTCTCGATACCTGTAAGCATACGTATACGCTTAGCCAGCTCACCTTTCTTAGCTAGGTGTGAGTACTCAATAATCGCGTCATCAGGTATAGCTACACCGACCTGACGTAAGTTCAGTGCTTCTGCGAACTGCACCTCATCAAACGAGTCACGGGCAGGCGCTGTTGCCACTACAACGTCGTACTCACCCAGCGTTAAGTCGTTGATGATCCTGCCTTCTGGGGTCATCTCGTTGATGACCATCGACTCGCGTGGCTTGAGTGGGTCAGCGTCGTTGGTCACTTGAATGATTCGCTCTTCGGTGTAGAACGTCTGCACTAGGTTAAGTATTTTCTCAGCCAAGTAGTGGCGAGTCTTGCGCAGGTTGTCCAAAGGTACTTGGATCATTATCGCGCCACGGTTCTGCTTAGCGCGGATAGCAATCCCAGATACCTCAGCGCTATCAGTGCCAAGCATCGACTCGTTGATACCACTTATCGCCTGAATGTTAGCCGCCGCTTTCTGCCCAATACGGTCTAAACCAGTGGGGATAGTATTAGGGCTAATTTTTTGAGGCGGATTTGTGCCACGGGCGTACTCAATGACCAACCCTGTTTCAGCGCCGTGCTCTTCTAAGTCATCCGCAGTCATACCTACCAATGAGCCTGTCTCTACCATCCAGCCACTATTGGCGGTGGTATTAACAATGTGCAGCTCTTGGCTACTGATCTTGTTTAACTGCTCTTGTGGTGACAGCAGATTACGCACCATGCCGAATGGTCGGCCCCTACGGAAGTAAGAAAAATAAGGAACAATGGTGAAGTCGTTGTAGGGCGACCAGTCATCGTGCAGTACCACTTTGTCGCAGGTCACTGTCCAACGAACCTTCTTCTGCATCTTGTTAATAACAGACAAGCCATACTGTTTGGCAAACTTCTTAATCTTGCGGTCGTTCCACGCTTCAGGCGCTGGCCTTGCGTCACCCGTATTAGGATCAACAAAACAATCGATTCGTGTGATCTTACGGTGCTGCCTCTCGATGACTCTAAGCGCCCTTACGTTGCGATAGTCCTCTGCATCAGCCGAGCTGCCTAAGTAGTCGTCAGCGCTGTCTGTGTCGCCGTAACGGGTCTCCTCGTACTCAACCGAGTCGCGCCCAAACGTATTACCGTTCTCTGCAATAAATAGCAGGTCATCAGCTTTCTTCTTACCGTACATCTCTTCGATCTCATCAAGCGTCATCCACTTAGTTTCGAAGATCTCGTTCCATGTCTTTGGGTCGTACTCTTTAGCGTCTGGGTCAATCAGTATGTCCAACGGATCTTTCGCGGTGATACGGATCTCACCCTCAACGTGATCACTGAAATCTATACGGCAGTCGAAATACCCACGCCCGTCCATAATCAGACCGTCACTGAATACCTGCTGCTCTACCCAATCGAGTTTGTTGTTATCTGCTATCTGCATGTACAACTTATTGAGTGTCTGCGCTACTTCTTCGTCTCCGCCACGACGTGGCTTGAACTGAATGTCAG